CCTCCCTTTGCCTCGATACTTCCATTATTAACGATTGAAAAAGCGCAAATAAAAATGTTGCCACCACTTGCACCTCCGCCGCCGCCACCTCCGCCGCCAGCACCATTAGCATTTGAATAATTATATCTCGCACCTCCGCCGCCACCTCCGCCGCCAGAGCCACTTGAAGAAGTGCCACCATATCTTGACCAAGAAGCTAAAACAACATCAGCCGGCTCCAAAAATCTAATCCTATCAAACAAATTTCTCATACCAATCGTAGGTGCTGTCGGAGTAGCACCGCCAGCACCAAGAGAGCCACCATTACCTGGTGTTGCCCAAGATGATGCCACAACCCCACCAATTCCTCCTTGGCCTGAATTAGCGCCTGCAATAAGAGCGAGACTATTTATTTCTTGTGACCCAGCATTTCCATTACCACCTGCACCAGCCACTGTTGACATATATCTACCCGCACCTCCGCTAGCGCCACCCAAACCGATCTTACTTGCCTTAAGTGTCCCCTGTGTATTTGCCTGCGCCCCTGCGGAGCCGCCGCCTCCGCCAGCACCACCAGGCCCATTAGCAGTAGAGTCGCCTCCATTACCTCCATTTCCTCCATTACCTCCATTAGAAGCAATCTTTGCTGTGGCGTTTACTGTTAAGTTATTTTTGACAAAAATTTTCCAACCATTTGGGTTGAGTGTAACCCCTGCATTAATAGTTAAGTTGTTATAATACATGTCTTTTGTTAATGTTGTATTTGATGAAATAACAACATCTCCATCAGATCCATCTCCAAAAAATGGTAAGATTGCTGCATTAAGAACAAAATCAAAATTTTCGTTTAACTCTGCGGCTAGTGCTTCCTCGCCGGCAATAAATTCATTCATATATTTTTAAGCGTTATTTATATGGTATTCGCATGAGACAAAAAGACTCTGTGCTGCCGTCTTAGCCCATCCCCCAGTCGCGATATAGCTATGAAGAGTACCGGTGTCGGCTGAGGCTGTGCCATCAATTACATTCCCAAACTCTGTCGCAGTTCCAGTGAATTCACCGGCGGCAAAGAAAAAATCTATATAGGCAATATTGCCGTCATTTGAATGACTGCTATAAAGTTTGCGATATTGCTCACTCACCAGCTGAGTCGCCCCTGGCACGACATTCGGAGTACCGGTTCCGAGCAATCCGTAATTAATTACCGGGACAGTTGCTCTCTGGCCGGCTAGTGACTTAGCATATTCAGCAAGCCCAGCATCAACTATTATGTTGTGTTTCTCGTCTTCTGCTAATATCTTTTTTGATTTTAAAAGTGGATCTATTTTACTGCGATCCTTTCCTTTGGATTTTATAAATTCCCGGATAGCCGCGATCTCTGGACCATTCTCTTTAACCCCTTGAGCTAAGGAAAATGTCCGGATATTTACAGAAACCTTTTCGTCAGTTTTTGATTCTTTTTTTATTATTTTTTCTGGCATATTTTTAATATAACTTTAAAGAATTATCTAATAGTCCGACTCTCTTCGGATCACTGGCCGAGGTCGGAACATAAGGTCCAAGCACCCAGATTGGTTCAACCCCGGCACCGAGCGGGTCTTTATGAATAGTCTCGTCAGATTCTAAATCAACCTGATCTAAATACGGAGCGACTTTCCGAATAAGTTCTGCGACTTCGATGTCTAATAGGTCTGTAAATAATGGTTCCGCTATTATGCTTTCATCTATATCATTCTGTTTTGGTGCGGCTAATTTTTGAAGCAATTCTATTAACTGAAGCTTGTTGGTTGTAATTGCACTGACTTCATAATAAAAACTATCTGGACTCAATGCGCGAAAAGTAACACGATTTATAACATAATTATCAGAAGAATCTCGCTTGTCGCTAGTAAGATTAATAACCATCCCAGCTCTTATTCCGCTACTATATGTTTCAAAATTTATTTCATTGCTGCCGTATTGATAAGCTAAAATCTCAGCCTTAGCCCGCTTCCTGGCGGTCGCCATATCTATAATAGTTGCATCATTTATAATTTTTTCTTTAAGCCCAAACTGACTGACACTACCGGAATTAGTAACAACCACTTTAATTGGCACTTTTGGATTTCCGCTATATCTAATTTTGTCGCCATCAGCTAAAACTGATGGGAATTTTATTTGCTTTTCTTGGAAATTTTGTAGACAATCGTGGGTGCTAAAAGTATCATCAAAATCCTGTCCAACAGTCTTGGAAACATAACCTGCGCCAATATCTAATTCTATTGTTAAATTGCTAAATTTATAAGGCAAATTAAATATAGCGGTATCATTTCCTTGTACCGTAATGACTCCAGTATAGGTGTCACCGTCCCCCTCTCCACCCCTCACCTTAACCTGGTTGACTATTTGGGTACCATCAATATTGCGTGTTAAAGTTTCTGCAATATAGTTGCCACTAGTATCGGTAAGATCATATGGAGCAGAGTTGGTCATTTTTGGGAAGAAGTGAATGTCCTTATCTTCATCAACATACCAGTCATATTTCACTATCTCAGCCAATTTTTTAATACAGTCAGTTATTGATATTTCATTGAATGCAATTTTTGTGACTGCAAAATTGGAAAATACATTAGTTGTGGTAAACGCAGGCGCGTAATTTGAAATTATGTCGATAATAATTTCTCCAATGGTTTGGCTTTCATAGGCTTGAGCCACAAGAATTCCACCAAGCATCGCTCCATAATCAGTCGCGGTGACTCTAAAAATTAAACCGTTAGCTCCGCTGATATTACTTTCCTCGATATTCATGATATAGCCACCAAAAATTTTATTCGCTCCCTCAAAAATTTCAACCTCATCATTAATCGCTGGGGTATAAGTCCTATCTCCATACTTGCGATATTCAAAACGAGCAGTATCAACCTCATTCGTTATTGCTTGTTCAACCTCAAAATCCTCCCAGCTGAGCTGGTCCGACATGTCTATGCTGTTTATTAATACCTGGATCATATCGCTAGTTTTGAGTTAAGTCTTAATTTACCCATTATTGATTCACCAACTTTATTTGAGATTTCGCGCAAATCCATTTTGTTGCTAATGTTGTTGCCAGTAATGTTTACTTGGATGCTTAACCCCCCACCGATACCAGAGTTCGGAACAATATTACCAGTGGCTCCTGGCACGAAAATTTCTGGCCCTTTTTCTCCCACAAGATAAGCTTCTCCAAATTGAACAGGACCTCCGGCAGCACGAGCGCCTGAGATGTTAACACTGGCGTTCATTATGCTAATACTCTCAGCCGCCCTGGCATCAGCTATAGCCTTTGCTAATTTTTTAAACATCTCTATTTCAGCATTAACTACATCAGCTGTTTTTTTAAGATGAATGTCCATCGTCTTCGCATACTCGATGTTAGCCTGATCCATTAACACATTAATTTGCTGTACTTTGGCAGTAAACAATTCAACCTCAATGCGTTCTTTTTCCCGGAGAGCGGCAAGTTCATTCTGTAGGTCAGACATTTTAGCGTTGTACTCTTGCAAAGCTAGAGAACGCTTTGTTTGATAATCTTCAATAGATTTTTGAAGGTCGGTAAGTCCCGATCTACGACGAGCTTCAATAATTTCAGCCTGTATACCTGCAGTAAAATTAGCGCTTTGTTTTAGAGCTTCTTCTTCTTTGGTTAAAGTAGCTTGTATTTCTGCTCTTTTTTTAGCATCCGTCTCCTCAGATAATTGTTGTTTTAAATCGGCAATTTTCTCTTCAGTACTAATAACCTGTTCGGCAACGCTTTTATTATCACTGACCAATCCCCTGGAATAATCAGATTGAAGATTTGCCATTGACTTGCGAGTATCATCTATCTCCTTGCGGATACTGGCGAGCTTTTCTCGATGATCCTTACCAAGTTTTACTAACGATTCTTCGCCCGACTGTTTAAGGTTTTGATATTCCTTACCTAAGTCTTCCATCGCCTTTGCTAAATCTTCAGTTTTTTCCTTTGATTTATCTTTAGCAGAAGCCTCTTCTGCATAAGATGATGCCGCATTAGCTGCTAGATCAACTCCTCTTCTTGCTGCCTCTTCTTGCATTCTTAGCTGAGCTTCCATTTGAGCTTGTATGTTATCCGACTCTCTTTGCTTGGCGGCTTTAGTATCTTCTTCCATCTGATTAACTAAATCGCCCAGCGCAATAAATTTTTGGCGGCTCTTCTCAACATCAAATTGAAAATCTAATTTTAAATCAGCTTTTCCAATATCTACACCAACTTTTTCTAAAAGACCAGAAAGGTAATTGTAGGCCTGATTACCCTTGTCTAACATTTTATTTAAAAATCCTATAGTTGCATTGCCTAGCTCTTTTAAAGCCATAACAATTACCTGCCCGAGAGCAGCCATTCCTGCCCCAATAACTGCAAAAGCATTATTAAGGCCTCCAAATCTATTAGACAAATAAGCAACAGCTACAGCGGCCGCAGCCAACCCTCCGGTCATGATAACCATCTTAGCGGTGCTTAACATCATCACAGCTGTGGCAGTTCTATTTGCTGCGCTAAATAAAACAATCATTCCTTGAGCAACTCCGATCGCCTTAGACATAGCGTAAAATACACCTATAGCGCTAATGCCAACTGCAACTAGCTTAGTCACTTCAATTATTGAATCTTTATTAGATGTTATAAATTCTGTCAGTTGAGTAGCTGCTACTTTAATTTTTATTGAATACTGATCAACTACAGGTAAAAAAGCTTTGCCTATTTCTTCTTTTAATTCTCCAACGGCATTCTTTGCCTGTTCCATCGGATCTGCTAAGTTCTTTGCCATGCCGCCAAACTCTGTACCTATTTCAGAAAGAATTACTTTTTGTGCAGAAACTACATCACCCATCTTTATAAAATTTTCTATCATTGATTTTTGGGTCGCCGTAAAAGTAACACCATTTCTTTGAAGAGAAGATATCCCGTTGATTGGGTCATTTAATGCTTTGCCAAGTAAAATAGCAGTATTTTTTAACTGTTCACTTGATGGAGTGACGCCAGAATTCAAAGCTGTGGCCATGTCTAACATTGCTTCTGTTGCTTGCGGAAATACATTTTTTCCAATCCTAGTAAAGGTAAGCAGCATGTTTTGTCCGGTTAGTATTGCATCGTCTTCAATACTAGTCATACTCGAAAGCTCTTGTGCTATTTCGTTGACAGCCGCGGCAGTCATTCCGGAAATATAACTTGTTGAAGACAAAACGGAATTTAATTGCAGTTGATTTCGAACTGCTTCCTTACCCTCGCTTACTGCAGTCTTCATAAAACTAGAAACAGCCCTTAGGCTGTTCTTTGCCAAATCCCAAGCGGCAACACCTTTAAAAACGGACGCAGTCATATTTTCATTCTGCTTCTTAGCTTCCTTGCCTGCAGAGCTGAATTTATCTATTTCATTGCGTACGTTTTTTATTTCCTTAGTAGCATTATCAATAGCACTAAGAATGACTTGTAGTTCAACTTTCTGATCCGCCATATTTATTCCTTAGATATTCTTTAGCATGACCCTCGGCCTGCATTCTAGTAATAATAATGTCTATGAAAGGCTGGGGTTGCTCAAGAAAAGTATAATAATCCCAGCCTCCCATATATTTACAGACCTCAATTATTGTGCCTCTACTTGGGCAACCTCCTTCTGCTCGGAAGAAATCGAAGTATTCGTCAAAGAGGTTTTTTTTTCCTCGTCATCAAGAGCATTCACAGAATACTCACCCTTAATAATTTTCATTATTAAGCTGTCAACTATTTTGTACTCCTGATAGGATAGATCGATTAGACGATCATAAACATTCTCTTTACTGCCATCTACGGAGACAACAATTGACTCATAAAGAGATCTATTAGAATCCTTTGAATCGTTCAAGGCCAACATGTCTTTGGCTTTGATATAGGTATAATGCTCAACAACTAAACCGCTAGGAAGCGTTATAGTGTCTGTTGGTCTGGTTTCTTTTACTTGGTCGTTCATATGTTTGATTTAAAGAAACGACCAACTGGGCGGGCGCGCCTCTTAACGAGTTCCTCGCCCAGTTGACGTTATTATTTATTAGTAACTAGCTTGGACATTAGTCGCTACTATAGACACCATCTTGGCATCAGTAGTGCTGTAATGTGCTTTAAAGCCAATTGTTTGACGAATCACATCTCCCACCTTAATTGGTCTGGTTAATTCAGTGAATGTGACTTTATTAAGGTCAATCTTGATGCGAGGATTTGCAGCGGTACCAATAGTGACGCCGGTATTTACTAAATCAATGCGCATTGCCTTAGTGGTTCCCGCCATGAATGCGGTTTTGAAGTCGGCCTCATTCTGCCATACAGCTTCAATTTCTCCATCGATAGCAATACTCTTATTTAAGAAGTCTGCCGGCTCAAGGCTACCTAGCACATCATCGCTTTCAAGTGCCTTATTGATATTTAATTTAAATCCTTTAACTGCGATTGCCGATGCTCCATCGAGACCAGCTATAGCTGAAGCAAGCTTTAAAGAAAAGTGATCGGCCGAAAATAAATTTTCAGCGGTGGTAGCCGGGGTTAAACCAGCTCCTACAACTACACCAGTTTTTGCCATCATCTTGATGTCAAAGGTAATAAACTTTCTTGCTTCATAAGCAAGGCTGAGAGAGTCAACACAACTCAAAGCATGCGTATAATCTGCACCAGCTAACGGATCATTTAAAAATGATGTGAGTGCTTGGTGCTGAACACTTTGACCAACGGAGAATGTGTGGTCTTTAACTGAAGCATCAGCATCAGCATTGTCTCCGGTAGAAATAGCTCCTAAAGCTGACAGGAGTAGAAGAGGGAAAGTTTTATCTCCCACATTACCCTTAACACTAATTTCCGCGTGCTTGCCGACCTGCTTTGCCTCAATTGTTTCCTCAATAACTCCTTGAGACTGATCATTATAAACTTGGTCAATTTTTTCTTCGACAGAAGCTTCAACAAACGGTAGCCAAAAAGTAGCGGCCGCCTCTGCTGTTCCTCTGACAGTTTCTTTTGCAAATCCAACCTGGATTTGTCTGCCTATTCCTTTACTCATATTGGTTAAATTTAATTAATAAGTTGTTTTTCTTTCTCCCATTTCACTAGCGCTTCATTGTAATTCTCAGCCTTTATCGACATAGGCTGGTATTTACCCTCGCCGGAAAAATGGTACAGCGTTTTATTTTTAGGCGTTTCGCTGCTTGCCGCCGTCTGATTGTTTTTCATATTTATATTATTGATTTAATTGTTTTAGCTTCAAGTGATAGACCAAAAATTGCCACTGGCTGACTATACTCCTGCGAATACTCCGGAGCCATTCCTTGCTTAATCTGGAAGTGAACAGCCTCTCCTCCCAATGTCATGTGATCGTCTTTTCTAAGTTCAGCACTAATATAATCGGAGAGAGTCAGCATCTTTTCATAACCAGCCAAGCTTTCCTGAGTCGGATAGATTAAGCGAATAATGAAACGTTCAGTTAAGATATTATTTGCGCTATCTAGAACCTCTTCTTCAAACCCCTGGCTTAAAAGCATGGCGGCCGGGAAACTAGATGGCATGCTTTCCATATACTGAAATTTAAGCGGCAAAATGTTTGTCGGAATAGTATCTAGAATATCTTTAATTTTTTTAATAGCGGTCAACATTTTATTTTTTGTTTATTAATTTTAAAGCTATTAAGCGCCTCTTCAGTCCGGGAAGATTATCTTTAATTGCCCTGGTCAAATAGTACTTAGGCCTAATAGTCACACTTTTTACTGAGACCCATCCGAAACGTCCTTTAAATTTTAAATACTTTCCATTCTTCGGCTTTATTTCTCCTCCATATTCTTGAATTCTCGCATATACCACATTAGATCCGAGAGCGCCTATTATTTTATCGGCCGTAGAATTTATTTTATGGGTTATAGAACTGGCTAACGTTCCTGATTTATATGGGGCATATCCTGGCTTCTTGGCTGTAGTCTGCATATCTAGAAGCGTATAAACCATTGCATCTTTAGACCCCCTTATAAGATTTTCATTAACTTTTTCTAAACCTTTTATTAAAACATCTACGCCATCTTTTCTTATTTCAAATTTAAACATTTTGGTTGTCTATGTTTTATGTTGCGCATTCATGGTTATCCGATAAAGGTCTTGGCCATCCGGATTATTTTCGTGTCTTTCAATTCCGCTTACTCTATATTCCCTGTTCTTATCATCAATTACTTTTGCCCCTATCTCGATGGCCACTGGATCAATAAACATATCAAATATCTCGAGGTTGGCCTGATCGCCTAGCACTTGGACCAAGTCGGCTCCTTTGCTCTCTATATAGGCCTCTACGCCTGTCAGGTTGGCGGTTGCCGGGTAAGTGTCGGTATTTGTGCCAAATTGCAAATTGTAGACCGATACGGTCGCATTAGTGCCTATCATATGGCTTTTACCCCTACCTTTTTGTATGGCTTTAGGAGGTCGTTAAATTGATTAAATTCAGAGTCAGAGGCAAAGCTCACGGTCTTCGACCCAATCGTGTAGCTCTTAAGTTTCGGATTCTTCCGGGAGTTCATCAGGTTGGAGACATAAATCATAATCGCCAAGCGAATATCTTCCGGCATGTTTTCTTTCTGATTACTTGAAAGCTGCAGACTGCTTCCCGATAAAGCTAACCTGACGGAATCAGACGTCGTTATTGTCCTCCCTACGACTTGCGGGTTGGTTCC